AGGCCAGCAGCACGCCGAGGGCGGCCTCGTTGACGCGCTGACGAAAGACCGTTTCGCGGTAGGCGTTCTCCTGGATGAGCTTGGTGATGGGCTCGGACTCCAGCTCCAGGGTGGCGGCAGCCTTTGCCTGCTGGTCAGCCGGGTGCAGGCTGATGAAGTAGGCCTTGCGCTCGGCCAGGATGGCCTCGTAGTCGATGGGCTCGACGACGTTGGGGGCCGGCAGCTGGCTGAGGTCGATGGGGGTGAAGGTGACGGTCATGCAGCGGCCCCCAGGCTGAGCGGCACGCGCAGGCTGAGCGCCTGGTTGGTGTCGGTTTCGGTGCCCTCAATGTCCAGCACGGCGCCGCCGGCCTCGGTGGTGGGGGTGAGCTGCACGCGGCTGAGGCGGATGCGCGGTTCCCAGCGCATGACGGCCATGGCGATGGCGGCATAGGCCTGCAGGCGGGTGGCGTTGTTGAGCGGCCAGTCGAGCAGGTCCGCCATGGGGCTGCCGTATTCGCGGCGCATGACGCGGCTGCCGATGGGGGTGGTGATGATGTCCGCGATGGACTGGGCCAGGTGCTGGCGACCGCTGAGGGTGAGGCCGGTGTGGGCGTTCATTCCGAGCATGGTTAGCCTCCGGCGAATACGTTGGGCGAGCCCTGGGCCACGCTGGAGCCACAGCCGACCGGGTCGCCGATGCGGCCGAGCGGTTGGCCGTTGACGAATACGGTGGCGCTGCCATCGGCCAGGGTGCTGGCGTGGCAGGACGGCGAGGGGTCGCAGTGGGTGGCCCAGCTGTCGCCCTTGCGATGGGCGGGGATGCCGTTGATGAAGACGTTGGGGCTGGCGCTGGTGGATGGCCGCGCAGGAAATGCACCGTGGCCGGTGCAGAGGTCGCCCAGGCGAGCTACGGCCGGCATCAGTTGAGCCTCACGTTGGCGCCGGTAATCACGACTTCGCCGGCGGCGGTGATCTGGATGTTTCCGCCGCTGTTGAGGTTGATGTCGCCCAGGGCGACGGCGCTGATGTTGGCGTTGGAGGTGACGTCAATGTCGCCCTCGGCGATGACTTCCGCGGTACCCGGCAGGGTGGCGCGCAGGTGCTTGGCGAAGCTGTCGTACTCGATCACCGCGCCGTCGCGGTAGGTGCGGCGGTGCAGGCCCTCGCGGTCGCCGTTGGCGGGGTTGGCGTCGCTGAAAAGGCCAGTGAGTGCAACGCCCTGGGCGAGATTGCCGGAGGGGCTGAACAGGATGACCTGCTCGCCGACCGTGGGCGGGTCCCAGTCGCGGTCCTCGCCTGCGCGCAGGGCGAACCATGGCCGCCAGGCGGTGGTGACATTGCCGGTTTTCACGCGCACGCGGGGCGGCTCGACCTGCACCTCGGCAACGGTGCCAAGGCGGATGAGGTTTTCGATGAGGCGGGCGAGTTCGGCGAGGCTGTTCATGCTGCTGATACTGCTGCTCGCGCGCGCGTGGCGCACTCGGCCAGCCCCGGAGCGGGTGGCGCTACAGGGCGCAGTCAGCCGGTGAGGTGTTCCAGCAGGCGGGTGCGGATCATGTCGAGGTCCGCTTCGGTGAAGCCGAGCAGCTCGCGGCGCTCGTACTGCACGTCGGCCTGGTCGCGCCCGGGGCGGTCGCGCAGACCGTACTGGTGGATGCGGGCGATGCGGGCCACGCGGCCGGTGAAGCCGATGGCGATGGCATCGGCGGTGCTCTGCAGGCGCAGGTGCTTGGCATGGCGCAGGCGGGCGAACATTTGGCGCTTGATGCGGCCGACCTTGCCGCGCAGCTCGCGGGGCTTGCGGGTGGCGTAGGGGGTGCCGTCCGGGTTGCGCTGGGCGGCGATGCGCTTCTGCTGGTTGCGGCGCAGCTCGCGGCCGATGGTGTTGCCGAGCTTGCGGCGCTCACCGGGCGAGAGCTTGGCGAGCAGGGCGCCGGCCCATTCCTCCAGGGCGCTGAGGTTGTCGGTCACAGCTCGAAGTCCGGCTCGTCGGGGTGGCTGATGTCGAGCGTGCCATCCTCCAGGCGCTTGACGATGACGCGCTCGGTGATGGGCAGCTTGATGGACATGTCGACCTTGCCGCCGTCGAGGATGTCGGCCTCAAAGGCGATGGCGTCCTTGCCGCGCTCCAGGTTGGTGAGCAGATCGGGCTGGTGGCGGCGCAGCCACTCCAGGGTGGGGATAAAGACGCTGTCCGGGTGGCCGGCGAAGTCGGTGAGCAGCACCTGGAGGGTGTAGCTGTACTCGAACGACAGGCCGCGCGCGGTGCAGCGGACGCTGCCGGAGTCGATGAAGATGAGCAGCCGGTCGGGGTTCTTCTTGAGGCCCTGGATGGCGTTGAGCAGGTGTTCGCGGAGGCTGTTGGGCTTGTTCACGGGTCGGCTCTCGGTTGCTGCTCGGTGTACTGGATGACGGTGTCGATCTTGGCGGCGCATTCCGCCCAGGCGGCGAGGACGTAGTCGAGGTCGTCGCTGAGCTCGCTGTTACTGGTTGGCGCTGCCGGGTTGAGGCTGCAGGCCGTGACGACCGGGCAGCCACTGACGGTAATCGTCTGCTCCGGTAAAGCCTGGGCGTTCATGCATCCGGCGAGCAGCGCCAGGCAGAGGCTGCCGGCTCCAATCACTAAAACTCGGGTCATTGCGGTGGATCTCCTGTTTCTTGAGCTGGTCGCCGGCATAGGCCTGGCGCAGCGCGCTGAGTTGCAGCTGCAGGCCCTGCTGGGCGAGGCGCTGGGCGTGCACCTCGCCGCCGAGGCGGATGATGGTGGCGGCCTGGCGCTGGCTGCGGGCGGTGAGGTTGGCCAGCTTCTCCTGGGCCAGGGCGGTGCGGCCCTGCTCGGCCTGGCTCTGCTGGTAGGTGCCCCAGAGCAGCAGGGCGAGGGCGCCGAGCAGGGCGATGCCGTAGAGGGCCTGGCGCAGGGTGGTCATTTGCGGTACCAGCCGGCGGCGTTCATGGCGGCCTCGTCCAGGGAGTGCACGTCGCCCTGGACGACGAGGAACCTTTTGCCGGGGTGCAGCTGCCTCAGCTGCTCGTAGAAGGCTTCGGCGCATTCGTGCCGGGTATCCGCCGGGAGACAGAGCACATCGCCATCGCGCAGCTCAAGCTGGCGGATTACCGGCTGCTCGCCCGGGATAAGCAGGGAGATTGCTTTCACAGGGGCTTTCGGCGGAGCCGGTGGCGGTGTGTCGGGACGTGCTGATTTCATGCCGCCTCCTTGTGCGCCTCGGCGTGCCGGTCGTAGGCGCGCTCCAGCTTCACGTCGTACAGGTTGCGGGCGTAGTTGGGGCCGTTGTAACGCTTGGCGAACTCGGCCCATTTGCGGGCCTTGAGGGCCTTGTGCAGGGCCGGGTCGGCCTCGATGAAGCGGACGAAGGCCTCCAGCTGCTCGGCTTCACTGGCGTGCATGCGCGCTACGAAGTCGGAGACGCTGGCATAGCCGAGGCGCTGCCAGTGGTAGCCCATGATCTGGAAGGCGCCCCAGCTGGCGGACTCGTCTGCGGCCACGGCATCGATCATGCGGGCCTGGGCCAGGCGCTGGTGTTCGCCGGTACCGCCGACATAGCCGCCTGGCTTTGGGTTGACCAGGCTCGGCCACTGGGCGGCGAGCTGCTTGGCGTGCTGCTGCAGGGTGGCCGGATCGTCGCCCTCGTTCCGCACCAGGGCGAGACGCTGATACATGACGTGGCGCTCGAACAGGATGGCGGGCTTACCGTTGGCCAGGAAGCCGGCGCCGTTGCTCTCCACCTCGTTGACCGCCAGCACGCTGGCCAGCGGCACGTCCAGGCGCTTGGCTGCCTGCTCCAGGTCCTTGAGGCTCAGGAAGCGGCGCGGGGCGGCGCCGGCCAGCACGGCGAGCGTCTTCTCGCCGGCGATGCCGTCCGGTACCAGACCGACCTTGACCTGGTAGGCGCGGACGGCGGCCTCGGTGGCGGCGCCGAAGTCGCCGTCGACGGCGAGCTTGGCGCCCTGCAGGTTGAGCTGCTGCTGCAGCGCGCGAACGGCTTGGCCTCGGCTGCCGTGCTTGAGGGGCTGGGTCATACGGATGGCCTCAGTAGGGCGGCCAGGTTGCCGCGCGAGCGATAGACGA